ACGCCAAACCAGCATTACCAGTAATACCCTCAGCCAAACCGGCAACAACCTGCCGGCCAACCTGGTCACGAAACACCCGAGACGGGGAATGAATACCCAACACCGACTTCGCCGCATTCGCAACCTGAGAACCCATATTACGCACCGTATCCAACAGGCCACTCAAAGCATTCTTAATACCGTACCCAAACCGGCCACCACATCACGGCCAGCAGACACCAACAAGGACCCCATATTACCAAGCGCACGCCGAATATTGCTGGGCAAATTCCGGAAAAAACCCAGCACACCATGCACACCACTAGACACAGCCGAGCCCATAGCATGCATAGCAGAAGAAGCCGCACTCCGGGCACCATTAAACCCGCGCAAAGCACCATTCCGAACCCTAGACGCCATCGACCCGAAAAACCCGCCAACAGCAGACGCCACCGAAGACACAACACTCCGGATAGCATTCATCGCAGAAGAAACAGCGCCACGAGCCGCGTTAAAACCAGACCTCACATGGGAGGCAACCGACAAACCAAGCCGCGTAAAAAACCCCACAACCGCGGCAACACCGGCAGAAATGATCGACTTGAAACCGTTAATAAACGCCGACGTAAACGATTTGATATGATTCCAGCCATTCTGAATGGCCGTGCCCATAGACCTCACGCCAGACACTGAATGATTCACAATCCACGTAATAGTACGAAGAATAGCGCCAATAACCTTAGCCTCAAAAACGATAACCGCAGCATAAATCTTGGCAATGAATCCAATCACCGAAACATAAATCGGCATAACAACCGGAATAATACGGGCCACCACCTGCAACACAACCGAAACAACCTGCACCACCACACGCATAATCGACATGATCACCGGTATCAGCGACCGGATCAAACCAACAATCGGCGGCAAAACAGACATGACAGCACCCAAAATCTGCTGCACAACCGGCATCAAAACAGGTATCAACTGCATGATCACACCAATAACCTGCCGTATCACAGCAACAACAGCCTGAATAACCGGCATCAGCATAGGCAACAACATGGCAGCAACCTGGGTTACCATACCAATAATCTGGGTGATAACAGGAACCAGCCGGGCAATAAGCATACCAATAACAGGCACCAGCCGGGCAGCCAAACCAGCAACCATACCGATAATCTGGCCGAACACTGGCGCCAACCTGGCAACCACGCCAGCAACAATCCCGAACAGTGGCTGAATAGCGACCATAATCTGCCCCAAAGCCCGGCCAACAACCCCCACAAGCTGCATAACAGCGGCACGGAACTGGGCGTTCGTAGCAAACATGGCAGCAAACAAGCCGATCACAATACCAACAGGGCCACCCAGGGCGCGAAACACGCCGCCAAGCCCGCCAGCGGCACCCCTCAAAGCACCAAACGACGGCAACAGATTCTTCAACGACACCGCCAACGGGGCAAACCCCGCAACAAGCTTCCCCACACCCGCAGCAACAATACCAAACACCGCTGTGCCGCCAGCAAACATGGCACCCAAATTCACTTTAGGGACAGGCAAATGCATTCTCGAAAAAATGCCCTTCAACTGCTCCACCTTGGCGCGCATCTGTGCATTCATTCGAGTGATCATAGCCGGCATACGATTAATCCACGCCAAAATAGACGGCATCATACGCTGAATACCAGCATCGACGGCAGCAAACATCGGCTTCACAGAATCCGTGATAGACTTAATAACCGGATTCAACGCAACAAAAATCTGCCGCAACCCGTTAAGAAACGGCGCCATCGCAGTAGCACCAAGATAACCCAGGGCGCCCTTAACATTCTTCATAGCGCCCTCAAACGTCTGACCAGACGCCTGCGCAGCACCACCCATGCCAAGCTTCATCGCAGCCGCAAACGTGGCAAAATCAATCTGCCCCTTCGACACCATCTGCGACACCTCAGCCGAGGTTTTACCCGTCTGCCTGGCAAGCAAAGACAGCACAGGAACACCCGCCATCGTAAGCTGCAACATGTCATCGCCCTGCAACTTACCGCGAGCCATCACAGACGTAAAAATAGCGCCCGTATCCTGAAACGACTTACCCGAAATATAAGACACATCCGCGACAGTCTTCAACACATCCGTCATCTGCCCGCCAGACTTCACACCCGAAGCAGACAATGCCGCCGCAGTAGAAGCCGCATCACCCAACGCATACGACGTACCAGTCACAGCCTCAATAGCCGAATTCATAATCGAAGACGTATCAGAAGACGTATGACCCAAACCAGTAAGTTTAGCCTGAGCCTCATCAATAGCCATAGCGCGAGCAATACCGCCACCAATAGTCACATCATAGATAGACTTCAAACCCTTCTTGGCAACATTGATGGCACCCACCATTGCGGCACCACCCAAAGCCAGCTTCATGCCCTTAGCAAAAAGACTACCCGAACGCTGACCCTCCGCAGGCATCACCCCAGAAAGCTGTTTACCAACATCCGCCTTCAAACCCGGCATCTTCGTATACAACGACACATATGCGGAAGCAATCTCACCAGACATACACTATTCACCCCATAATATTAATCTCGCGAGACACCCCGCCATCGGCACGAACACGCGCCAAAATATCGTCCACCTGCCCAGACGTAAACCGGGCCCTACGCTCATCCGTAGGCCTCGCCACAGGCTCCGGCTGCCCCTCACTATTAGCAGACCTGTAATGATCCAGCATGTCCAACACAGCCCACTCGCACCACTCAAACGGGCGCTGCCAACCATTCAGGTGGGCCGCCAACTGGCTCGACGTATCACCACACAACACGCCAGCCAGCCGGACAGCCTCACCCCAACACATCTGCGGGCCACCAACACTATAAACAGAAACACCAAATTTAGTGCGAAAATCGTATTCGATGGCCCCACGATAATCATCAATCAGGCCGTGGAGCCAAACTATTCCCCCAGCGAGGCACCCTTACCGTCAGGCTTGTATTCCATCCACTCACGGAAAACCTCCGCCACACGAACCATAGGAAGCCCCTCCAAAGCCTCCACCGCGTCAGCCGGGGCGGCAGCCTCCAACATAGAAAACATCACCTCAACCTGGGCGAAATCCGCAGCCTCCCCCGACTGGGCAATCTTAGCTGCACGACGGAAAACGCGGGCAGGAACAGCCTGAGCCGTCTCCTCCGCATCCGCCAACACCCAGCTACGGTCACCAATCTTCAACGTGTAACCTGTGTCACTCATCTATCAACAATCCCTAAAATCGTGTATCAGTTACCGGCCGGCGGATTAGGATCCGGCTGAGGCTTCGGAGGATTCGGGGGAGTATCAGCTTTTAAAGCCGTCATCCACCCCCGACCAGACACCGCATCACCCTTCTTATTAATCTGGGCAGGATACGCCTTCAACGTCACACCATACCCATACACCTCGCCATTCTTACCCTTAATCTCGTCACGATCAATCAACTCAACCTCAGGGAAATAGTAGCGAATAACCTGATCACCATCAACAATATCCATCAGTAAAGCGTGCACGCCAGTGGTGGCGCCTGGTGAAATATCGAACGAACCCGAATCGGCTCCAGCAGTAACCTTCGACTGCCAAAACAGCTCGATAACCTCTTTCTTGGATTCGATCAGCTGGAAAGAAATCTCGATAGAAGACTCCGTAGCCACAGTGCGAACAACATCCGCATTCTGCCAAGCCTTCAAATCATCCGTTTTACGCTCAGGCTTAATCTTAAACCCGTCATCAGACAGATACCCCAAAGCTGTAAGCCCGGAAGGAACCGCCTCCACACCCTTAATAGTATCACCCGCGTGCGCGTCACCAATATAAACGTCGCCAGTAACAGCAGAGCGAACATTAGACGCTTTACGTGTTGCAGCCATCACAACCCCCATTAAATATCAAACAATTACATTAAAACAAAAACAATAAGCTTATTCAGACTCCGCAGGCCTACATATAAGCTCAAAAAGCGAATACACATCAAAACGTGCACCATCAACCAGCAAATCAGGACCAGTAGACCGTTTACAGTACACCACCGGGTCACCGTCCACACCATCAGCCAGCACAGCCTCAACACGACGCGCCAACGACATAGCACGATCCGGCGTATCCGAAAACACATTCACCCGCAAAAAAACCTGCTCACGAACATGCAACTGCGGGCCACCATCCAACGCCAACCAGATAAGGTCACCGCTGAAATCGTCCGGCACCGTCCCCGTACACGGTATCCCAGACAGCCAGCCATCATCCTTGAGCACGCGTTTAGCCCACACACGCGGATCACCGTAAACGATCACGACGCAGCCCCAATCGACCGGGCCAGCGTGCCATGCTTCGCCTCAATCCTTTTACCACCCTTATAGGTGGTGCCAATCCTCGCCACAGCCTCAACACGGTGAACCTGCACCTCCGACGACAAACCATTACGGTATTGGGCCTTATCGAAAGCGTTACCGCCCACATTCGCCGAGGCCGCACGCTTGACACGCTCGCCACGCTCAGCCAACATAGCCTGCACCCCAGGAGACTTCAACACCTCACGAATACCCGGCAAGTTCAGCTTCACATTCACATCCTGAGCCACAACCCATCAGCCCTTCTTACGCTTCACATTAACCTGCGTACCAGCATCCCAACCGGACATGGGGTGATGCCACACCATAGGAGACCCGTCAGCCTCCCACACAACACCCCGAATACGCCACCGGCAACGATAACCGGCACCCTTGACAGGCTGCTTGAAAAGCATCGACCAATGCTCATAATCCGAGTCACGGCCTGCCGCCTCATCCTCCTGCGAAACGGAAGCATAGATGGCCACGTTATGGAACACAGTCTCGACAGGCTTAGACCAGTCTTCTACCTTGTCGCCAAGATCATCGACACGAACAGCCGGATGTAGCATCACAACCGTTTCACCGTAAGGAAAACTGGTCATATCATATCTCCCACAAAGGGCCAGCGTAGCCGTTAATATTCGACCCGCACGAGCAACCCTCACCCCACACCGTGGAACACACCTCAGAATGATTCACACTACTCCTCATGGTCGGTGTAATAGTGAACGCTTTACCAGCCCCACCATCACCCTCACACAACTTCTTCAACGCGGCAATCTCGGAAGGCCACAACAAATTCGTGGGAGTATTAGACCGTGTAGTCTGAGCGAAAGGACCCGCCGACTCATACTGCACCTGACCCGAAACCCCGGTATCATTCCAGCGCAACAGGGCCCTACGCAGGATAGCCTTAGCGGCATCCCTATATTTGAAATCCGGTTTAGCGATACAGGGGGCGACACTGACAGCCACAGCCTCCACATCAGCGATCATCGCCTCAAGCTTCTCTCTAGGAATATCGGCGAAAGGCTCAATATCCTCAGGCTTCAAAATGATACCCATCAACACCACCCCCTGCACACAGCATAAACATTATCGCAACAAATGAATCAGTTACCGGCCGGCGGATTAGGCTTCGGGGCAGCCTTCTCCTTCACAACAGCAAACGAATCAAGCGACTCGATAGCCACATACAGGACAGCCTCGGCACGAACCATAACCTCATTATGGCCCTTCAGGTCACGCCCAGTCTGATCCGGGTCACCATACTCGATCAGCTCGATCGGGAAGTTACGCTGGAAACCCCAATGAACACGCGAGAAATCACCAACAATAGCCTTAACACCAGAGGCAGGCGACATCTCCGGGGCGCCAGAAACAGTCGAAGAAGCACCAACATTCAGCCCACGCCAATTATCCAAACCGGCAAACCCGGCGGCAGGATACATCGGCTGACCGGCAAGCGGAGACCCCTTCGGATACACCTCAGTAGACAGAGCAAACGAGAACGCCGGATCCAAAGCAACACCGTTAGGAACCTGCAAACCAGCCCCAGCAATCAGGCCGACAGCCTTAACCAGATCAGCCGTAGCGGAATCGGTTGCATCAACAACATGATTCGTCTTATCCAGCGACACCTTGACAGCCGCAGCAGGCTTACCAGTAGCAGGATCAATACCATGGAAAGCAATCAGATCCACGGCGCGACCAATCGAAGCACCAAGAGCAGGGGAAATCAGATCCTGCAAAACACCCAGACGGTAATCCGCGTCAGCCCACATAAACTCGTCGCTTACGCGCTGCTGAGTCACAACCTTGATAGGCTGCGCAGTAAACGCCGAAACATCAACAGACGCGGAAGGCTTAACCTCACCCTCACCAACAATCTTGGCGCGAGGAACACCAGAAAAAACGGCACCCTTCACAGGGCCAAAAATAGTCGGCTGCTCCGGCGAAAGCTTCGCCAAAACACCAGAATCGATAGCACGGTCACGAACCGCACCAATCATAGAACCAGGAAGCTCAAGCTT